AGGTCCTGCTGACATTTTATTGAATGCATTTCTCGCTGATTTAGCCGACATGTATGTTTATATAGAGTAACATTTAATTACCGAAAGCGACACCAGCCATACCATTCTTGATACGAAGAATGTTATAATTGACCGCATATACACGGTGAAGTTGGTTACCACCAGTGGGTTGATTGAGGACCAACTTGGCGTTATCGATACGAGAAAAGTTTAGAGAGCCTGTGGGTTGCATCTTGCTCATGGTGAGACAGAAGGGCCATGAGAAGGTGGGAAGATTATCGAGAACATTGTCGGGGAGATCGGTACAGTGCATCTCAGGAACGACATCGTGGTGGTACACGTTGGATGTGTTCTCGAACAGTGCCAAACCATTAATATAGAGTGAGGAAGTGGCAAAGTTGAATTCATTAGACCAGTCCTCACCCGTCGCTCGACCTGAAACGAGGTGGAGAGACTTCACGGGGTGGTTGAAGTAGCTGAGGTCAATATCGACATCTGTATTCGAGGTGAGTTGATTTTGGGTTTGTGTGATGAGAAGCTCATGCTCGGTATCGGTGAAGTATTTGCGTTCCTCAGTGTCTAAGTAGATGTAATTACCATACACCTTGGGTGTATCGGTGGGGACGTAACCATCGCGACACTTGACACGAATCTCGACATCATGGTACTGGAGGGCTACTAGGGGGAGTGCCTTGGTCCAATCTTCCCCGAAGAAGAAGGGGATCATGTAATGGTTACCACTATGGTTTTCCTTGCGGGAATTGGTGGTAACAGCGAAAGACGCCTTGGCGGTCGTGTCACGCATCAAGGGGTTGTGGACGCCTTGGATATAAAGGGAATCCAATTGTGAGACCTTCTGGCCACCAATCCAAAGAGAGAACTCGGTGGGACTAGCGGCATTGTTAGAGAATAGACCTGTGGCGTTTTGTTGTACCCCAGCAATACCATTGGACTCGATCCAGATGTAGCTCATAAGATCCCCCTTGGAGCGAATGGGGATGGCAACCTCATTGTTCGCACCGAAGGTGCCGATATAATCCATGCGCTCGGGCTTCATGGCGAAGTTAGTGTAACGCTTGTAGTTCTGACGGAAGAAGCTGACCTGAGGGTCACCAGTGATGTACACATCCTGGGCACCCACCGACACGAGCTCAATTAAAGCAGCAGACATTTATTAATAAATGATATTAAAATTTTGGATCATTATAAACATATGGTGGTATTCCAAGCTTTGACTTGGGAGGCGAGGGATGTGGATGAGGAACATTTGATCAGTATATTGGGAAAGACTGAAACGGGTAAATCTGTCTGTGTGACGACTTCTTTTGAGCCGTATTTCTTTGTAAAGCTCCCTAGGGGGACAACTGAACAAGATGTCCGAGTGTTGTATAATGACCTGAATAAACTTCGTCCAGATCACGTCACAAGTTATAGTCTCACTGAGAAGAAGGATGTTTGGGGTTTTCAAAACAATGAAAAGTTTGCATACATGCGTTTAAATTTTAAGACCCTCGCGGACCGGAGAAAGGTCAATTCCGTTTTCGGTTACAATAGGGAATATATGAAGTATCATGTGTATGAGTCAAATCTGGATCCTGTCCTGAGGTTGATGCATCGTACAGGTATTCAATCTACGGGTTGGCTTGACACTGGGGGTGACTGTGTTCGGTCACATCTTGCAAAGGTTGATATCGATCTCTGGTGTAACAACTGGCAATCACTGAAACCTGTAGAACGTGATGATATTGCACCATTTGTAGTTGCCTCGGTAGATATCGAATGTAATAGTTCAACTGGGAAGTTTCCAAATGCAGATGTTCCCGGTGATGCCTGTTTTCAGATTGCAATCTCACTATGCAAATTTGGAAACGATGAACCCTATGAGAAGACATGTCTATGCTACAAGAAAACAGATGGTCCTTATGTCATGAGTTTCGATACCGAACGTGAAATGTTGGAAGCGTTTCAAAAATATATTCAGGAAAAAGATGTTGATATCATCACAGGTTGGAATATATTTGGGTTCGATCTTGAGTATATCTATAAACGAGCTCTTCTGACAGATTGTAATGAAGAATTTTTCAATTTGGGAAAACTCCATGATCCACCTAGTCAGCTCTTACTAAAAAAGTTGAGTTCGAGTGCGTTGGGTGACAATTTCCTTAAACTTCTTCCTATGACTGGGCGATTCATCTTCGATATGTTTCATGAAGTGAAGAAGGGTTATAAACTTGACTCGTATAAACTAAACGAAGTTTCAAAGTTGTACCTGGGTGACCAAAAGATTGACATGTCCCCAAAGGAGATGTTCGCCCGTTACAAGGAAGGTGATCCTAAAAAATTGGCTGAAGTTGCTGAGTATTGTATCAAGGATACCCTCCTCCCCCACAAACTTTTGAAAAAGTTATGTACACTTCTAAACCTATTGGAGATGGCGAAAGCAACATGGGTTCCCCTTTGCTTCTTGGTTGAGCGTGGTCAGCAGATCAAGGTGTTCAGTCAGCTGACAAAGAAGGCTCGAGAGTTGGGATACATGGTACCGACGATCAAATACGGATCTCTCCCCGAAGAACCCTATGAGGGTGCCACGGTCCTAGAAGCACAGAAAGGAGCTTATTACACACCAATCACGGCCCTGGATTTTGAAGCCCTGTATCCATCGATCATGATGGCGCACAATTTATGCTATTCGACGCTCGTGATGGATGAACGACGCTACGGGAATATACCTGGTATCGTGTATGAAACATTCAAGATCGGTGAGAAAGTGTATAAATTCGCACAAGGTGTCCCGAGTCTTCTACCGGCTATCTTAATGGAGCTTAAACAGTTTCGTAAGAAGGCGAAGAGGGATATGGCGGCCGCGACGGGTTCGATGAAAGAAGTCTATAACGGTAAGCAATTGGCGTACAAAATATCGATGAACTCAGTGTATGGTTTTACTGGTGCTGGCAAGGGTATTCTTCCATGTGTTCCAATCGCATCCACGACAACATGTAGAGGTCGCGGTATGATCGAGGAGACGAAAAACTATGTGGAGGAAAACTTCCCAGGTGCGAAAGTGAGATACGGTGACACCGATTCAGTGATGATTGAGTTCGACGTGGGTGACCGAACGGGTGAAGAAGCCGTCAAGTACAGCTGGGAGATTGGTGAGAGAGCAGCTGAAGAATGTAGCGCACTCTTCAAGAAACCGAATAACCTGGAACTCGAGAAAGTGTATTGGCCCTATTTCTTGTACTCGAAGAAGAGGTACGCCGCCAAACTCTGGACAAAGGGAAAGGATGGGAACATGCACATGGATTACATAGATATCAAGGGACTTCAGGTTGTTCGTCGAGACAATACACCTCACGTGAGAGAAGTGTGTAAAGAGCTCCTGGATGTTATCCTGACCTCGAGTGATCCAGGACCACCCAAAGAGTTGGCCAAAGAACGAGCGATAGAACTTCTTTCGGGTGACATACCCAACGAAAAGTTGATACTCAGTAAGTCACTCTCAGATAGTTATAAGGTCAATGGGGAACCAGTTTCAGTATCAGGTTCTCGAATTGGTGAGATTAACCAGGCTCATGTACAAGTTGTTCATAAAATGCGAGAACGAAAACCCGGTTCGGAACCACAATCTGGAGATCGCGTTCCATTTCTACTGACAAAAACAGAAGACCCAAAGGCAAAGGGATTCGAAAAGTCTGAAGATCCCAAATATGTGGAAGAGCACGACGTTCCAGTGGATTATCTCTACTATTTTGAAAATAAGTTCCTTAATCCCGTATGTGACCTACTCGAGCCGTTATTTGAAAATGTCAAACAGGACATTTTCGGTGAAATCTTGGAGCAACACAAGCCAAAGAAGATAAAATCCGGTCCCGCCCTCGGCACCATGAAAAAGGAGCAACTTATTGAAGAATGTAAAAAATTAGGACTTGACGATTCTGGAAAGGTTGCAGATTTACGAGAGAGGATTAAAGGTGCTCGATCTGAATCAATTGAAGACCTATTTAAAAAATACGAGCAAAATACTAATAAGGTATGAATCTCCACGAGAAGATCGCTGACATTGTAGACGAGGAATTGAATGAACGACTCGTTTCGATGATGAATGAATATATTGAGATAATTTCTAAAAAACACGGTATCTCGATGGATCTTCTTTTGAAGGATATCCCGGAAACATTCTCTGGAACGATATGTAAAGGGACGAAAAACGATGGACGGCGGTGTACGTTTAGGGGTATTCATAGTGGGTATTGTAGACACCACTCGGCACAGGGAAATCGTTTGAAATATAGGTCAATTCCCAGGACAAATAGTCATATACATGGACCCGATCAAATGTATGTTAAAGGTTGTCCGGGTTGTGAAATGTCTAACGAGCTTATAGATTTGGGTACCATCATTGGTAATGAGTAAAACTGACATCCTACTAACATCCATAAACAATTTTTACAACGAAGAAGGAAACAGAACTAAATTGGTAAATATTTTAGATAAGTCGAGTGGTATCTCATTACGAAATCTAGAATGGTTCATCACTAACTATGCTAAGAAGAATCACACATCTTTTAAGACCCATGATGGAAAACTATTCACCGTCCATTGTGCCTATAAATCAAGTCTCGATGGGTATAGTAAAAAGCTATTTGATCCATTTTGTCGGGCACAGAAGTTTGCGTATACGGTCCCGGGAACATCTCATGAAATTCATACAACGCTCGCACAGTTGAATTTCATCAAATGGTGTATCAAAAATAACATCATCGAGTATATTAGTACCAATAAATCTTCATTATTTAATAGGCAACCGACATAAATCCACGTTCAAATACGAAGGTTTGATATCCAGTGTAATACATATTTAGAGAGTACGTTTTTAAAGACACATCCACTTCCGTCGTATCTAGTTTCACTTCTATATTTGTTTTATCTGACTGTATCTGACTAAAATCCAAGTTCCCCGATGGTTCCACATTGATCGGATTCATCGAGAAACTATACGTGTATACATTTCGGATTGGCCTCGCAAGACGATTTCTAAATGGAATGAGATACTTGTAATAATTGTGAGTTGTCTTTGTCACATTTGGAAGACGGTTACCATTGATATAGAAACTCGCGGACTCCATTATAGGATCGAAAAATGTCGTTTGATCATCAAAGCTTACATTTGAAGAAAAATTAAAACGATTTTGAAATAACATCTGTTCATTTACACCAGATGCACCAATTGCATCACCCTCAACTTCAAAGTCTGTGTTTCTCAAAAACCAATGAAAACACTTCACTGGAATGTTTGGTACAAGATTATTCACGATTGTAGAAACACCAAGATCACTGACACTAGATGGATGTCTTCGCACAAGGTCTGTCACAAGAGTTTGTTTATCGGTTGCCAGGTAATTCCTTTCTTCGGGGCTGACACTGATCTCTTCAGTAACGAGATTGAAAGATTGGAGAGATAATATTCCATTAAAGTTTGTGAAAAATGTTTGTTCATGAAATTCCAATTCAAATTCAATATTTTGACGATGAATTGCACACACGGGAAAATATGGACGATTTGGTTTGTTCGAGGAATATTCATCACTTGCATACTTCCTCGAAAAGAAAAAATGGAGGGGAATGACTAGATCCGAACTCAAGCGTGCATATTGTTCATTTTTACTTGATTCATCATATCCTAAATTTCGATTGACAAGAAATCTATTCGCTACCTTTTCAGAAATTTCGAGGTACAATTCATCATAAATAATTCCCCAATCATCATGAATCTTTTCAACTTCGATATCATCGACAAACATCGTGATACTCTTAAGAATGTGACGTCCCAATTGATCCGCGTAGTTACCATTGGCTATACCCGGCATCGTGATACTCAGATACATGTTACTCAAGAGATCGCCCATATTTTGAGGATTGAATTGAACCTTTACAGTTTGGGCAAATGGCCACCCAGAAACGTTTCCATTATTAACAACATTGTGAACTCTATGATACTTCCTAAATTCGGAATGCCTCTCTGTTTTATAATTAAAGAATGATTCGTCTGGGTCTTTGGAAAGCAGGTATGTATCCTGCTTTCCAATAGCTTTGAGGGAAATCTTAGAAGCCTCACCCATATCTACTTACTACTCACATATTTTTAATATCATTCTTCCACATTGTAATATGACTGGTCTTCAACATCTTCTCGAGGTCTTCATTCGCCTGCTTTGCCTCCTCCATAAGTGCCTTGACACGCTCTTCCGTATACTCAACAGTCCTGATGTTGAGAAGGTAATCCAATGACCCATCAATCAATGGAAATGTTGAGGACATTTCCTCTTCGAGGTCCTGCTTCTTCCTCTTGAACACCACAAGTTTTCCCTCAATGACCATAGAAACAAACTTCGACTTGTGACTACACATCTCAGTCCTCTTCTGAAGCATATCGATGAGGTACGCCTTCCTCATCTTGTAGTGTTCTAAACGGAGTTCCACAAAGTCCTTAAGAATCTCTTCAGGAGTCGTATATTTGTGAATACCCTTCGTTGGGTGAAAGAGATGCATATTTGATACACGGAAGGTCTTTCTTAACTTTAGATCTTTGAGTAAATCTTTCCCAGCATACTCCATGATTTCAAAATGAACATCATCTGTGGTGGAGTTATTGATAAATCCTCCAATCAGTTTCTTCTCCACGAGACCGTCAAGGTACTCCTTATAGTCTTGGGTCCATCGACCTGGGGGGAGTTCAGTTACCACGATGTTATTTCCAGACCAGTTCCACACACCTTCCATCATCCAGGTGTCTTCCTCCTTGTGTACAACCCCCTTGAAACCCCTGAACCAAGGTCGCATAGCGACGATTTCATCACCACCCAAAATCCGTTTGATATTTGCCTTGATATCTTCGGGGTTGAAAGGAGGTACGTAGCAACTGAACCCTGTACCGATACCTTCAGTCCCATTAACCAAAACCATTGGTAAGGTGGGCATGTAAAAGTCAGGTTCGATTGAGCGACCATCATCGTCCAAATAATTGAGGATCGCATCATCCTTGGGATCGAAGAGTTTCCTTGCATCCTTGGTAAGCTTCGTGAAGATGTATCTCGTTTGTGACGCATCCTTACCACCCATAAGCCTCGTACCAAATTGACCACATGGCTCCAACAGATTGATGTTGTTCGATCCCGTATAGTCATTCGCCAACTTTACGATCGTATCCGCTAGGGAAACTTCACCGTGGTGGTACGCACTTTTCTCAGCCACAAATGCCGCCAATTGTGCAACCTTCATCTCATCCTTGAGATTCTTCTTGAAGCAAGCAAACATAACCTTCCTTTGTGAGGGTTTGAGACCATCTGCCATATGTGCGATGGAACGCTTGAGATCGGCGAGACTGAAATTGACCAAGTCCTTATGCACAAAGTCTGTGATGTCCAACTGCTTCACATTCCCGTAGGGTACCTCAAGTTGGTCGGCATCTTTGGCTGTATTCTCGAGAAGCCATACTTTTCGAGCATCCGCCTTCTTCTTATCGAATGCGAGAATGATCGAGGCATCCGTCATCTTATCCATATCAAACCTCACCGTCAAGTCTTGAATCTTCTTGAAATACTCCCGAGCTTCAGCTGATGTAGAAGTACCGAGACCCTTATAGTACTTAATCTTCCACCCTTGTTTTCCATCACCATACCAGGTCCTGAACGCAGAGTCAGTGTAGAATGACTTGGTTTGTGAAGCCTTCGTAGCTTTGATGATCGGGGTCACCATGCTCACAACAAATCCAAGTTTCAAAAGACTGGGCCAGAAATAATGAATCATGTTGAGGATGAGACCCTTGATATGGGATCCATCATTATCAGCATCTGTCATGATCATTAAGCGTCCGTAGCGAAGATCGGCGACACTCTTATATTCCTTACCCTGTTGGAGTCCCAAAATCTTCTTGAGATCATTGAACTCCTGGTTCGTTGTGAGTTGGGCCACAGAGACATCTCGGACATTCTTACATTTGCCGCGGAGAGGGAAGACACCATAGTGGTCACGACCCACAACTGAGAGACCCGCGACCGCGAGAGTCTTTGCTGAGTCACCCTCTGTGACGATGAGGGTACAATCCTTCGAGTGTGCTGTACCAGCCTTGTTCGCGTCATCCAATTTGGGGATACCGGTAATCTTAGACTTGCGGGCCCCATCCGACTTTTGGAGTTCCTTCATCTCCTTAAACCTGGAGAGTGCCAAGAGTTCCTCTGCAATTCCAGTTTTGAGTGCGTTCTTGATAAAACTTTTGGGTGCTTCAAACTTACTCCCAAAACTTTGAGACTTGGAGGTGCATTCAGACTTCACCTGACTGGAGAATGTTGGGTTCTCGAGGGTTGCCTTGACAAAGATAGTAAAAGTGTTCTTGACCTGTTGAGGTTTCAACTTAATCTTCTTCGCCATTTCATCGATGATACCGTTCGCGATGAGGTTCGCGGCGTGATCCACGTGCGTGCCACCCTTATTGGTACAGAGTCCATTCACGAAGGAAACCTGTTCCATACCATTCTCAGCGGGTCCGATACACACCGACCATCGATCGGTATTCACCGAGAACACATCTTCAACGCCCTCGTGCATCTTCGCATACGCTTCAAAGTTATGTTTAATGAGAATTTCATCATTGAACTTCACTTTACAGTTTTGAGTGGTACAGATATTCGCATCCCATACCCGCTTTTGGAAGATACTGTAGATGGTATCGTCCATCTTTGACATCCCGAATCGTTTCCACTCGGGGGTAAAAGTGATGGCGACAGATGACGTAGCACCTGAATGTTTTTTGATTTTTGGGGGGTCACAGATAGTCATGTTCTTCGACCACGATTGGGTATAGGTTTGTTTCGTCTCGTGGTCTTTGATCGCGATTGAAAAATCGCTCGAGTAGATGTTCGCCAATTTGGCACCGTACCCGTTACGACCACCGACGATACGCTTCTGGGTATCATCATAATTGGTACTCGTGAGGAGATGTCCAAAGACGAGTTCGGGGTTCCAGAGACCCTCCTTCTCGTGCATTTTTACGGAGATCCCACCGAGAGGACCGTTATTCTCGATGGTCACAGACCCTGATTCCTTATCGATTGTGACAGAGATGGAACTGACATGCTTGGGGTGGAGTGAGTTGCGGTCAATAGCATTGACCAGGATTTCATCAAAGATTTTCAAGAGGGCGGGGGAGTACGTGAGGTTCTTCTTGGAGAACTTTTCACCATTGAGAATCCAGTAGGGTTCTGTACCCAATTCAACTGGACCGACATAGGAGTCAGGTCTCTTGAGAACGTGTTCGATGTGGGTGAGTTTTTGAACACTTTCCATACTTTCTTAGTTTTATTACAATTCAAATCTCTAACTTAGGTTGTCTATTATCTGCTTACATTTATCACGAAATATCTCATATTGTGATTGCATTGCTTTTAATTCCAATTCAGCATTATAAAGTTCGACATACATCGTCAGTGGTTTCCCCTGGTACAAAATTGAATGAAAGCCATTATCTGACTGAACTTGAGGATTAATGCGTTTTTTAAAGCTTAATGAGAAGTTTGAAGGGTTAGGAAATGATTGGTCATTCCAGGTTAATGTCCCATCGGCGTTCAAGTCAATGTCCACAGTGACACGCTTGTACTTCATGGTCAAGGCACAACGACCACTGAGAATAACATTTGAATCAATGAGCGTTTTCAATATCGGTGTCATTTTACTTACTCTTTCCTTTGGATACCTTCACTTAGGTTTCATTCAAACAAGACGAGTTCTGGGTTGGACATGGATACTTTTACGGTAATCTTTTCTTTGCATAGGATAAGAGATGTACCTCTACTTGATAGCTGCGATCTTCGTACTGTTTTTTATGATGCAGAACAGGTCGAGGGGTACTAAGAACTCTATCGAAAAGATGGTCAAGCAGGCGGCTCAGTATGCCATCACAGCCCAACAGGATTCATCACCCGTGATGTCCGTCCGGAACGCGAACTACGCAGTCGGACACCTCTACGCCCTCGGAAACATTGCAACGGATACACAGATTCATAACGCTACAGGTATAGATGTGAAGAAGTTCAGGGAACATATCACAAATGTTCAAGAGATGGTCACGAAGAAGACTGTTGATAAGTTTCCAGACTTCGAGGGTCAAGTTGATATGTATCTCTCTGAAATTGCATAAAATTATACCTAAGTGAAGGTATCCAAAGGAAATATTTAAACTAAAATGGAAGTCATCCGTGATACCATGTGGGAGCGTTGCCTCGCTGATGCGGTCAAAATGTACCGATTCAGCGAGCCAGATGAGAAGTGTATCCAGCTTGCGAATGCAACATGGATTATGAAGAAGAAGTATCAGGAACATGAAAAGAAAAAGGATTCACGAAAGATGATAGTCATCGATAAACCCCCTGATGTTGTGAATGAACAACGAAATTCTAAAAAGATATGTTGTGCGACGACAATGTCTGGAAAACCATGTTCATTCAAAGCGGTCTGTGGAGACTTCTGTAAAAAACATAGTGTGAAGCATACCCAACTTGGGGTGAAGGTTGATGTGAGCAAAATTAAAATCACCGATTAATAGAAACGTGATGTTAGACCAGGAGAGTCTTAGACCTGTAATAATAGCGATGGCACTTTACATCACTATCAGCACCCTCGTACCTCGTATAGTTAAGAAGCCTACTGGTATCCAAGTCATTGACGATCTCGTGATGAAAATTATCGCAGAGAAAGATTCAATGATGAGTGGTACTATCCTCGTTGGCCTTATCATTCTCGCTACCAATTACATTCAAGATGAATTCTTTTAGAACATTTTCCCTCCCCACTAGTTTTTTTGTGTGTTCGTGATCCATGTATCGGACACGGTTATCATATGCATGCCTCATGAATTCCAAGAGTTGGTCAAAGTTTGGATTACCCCAAAGCATCCCCTTTTTGAAGAGAAAATCATCCTTCTCCAACTCTTGAAGTTCACAATCAATCATATAGGGTGTCTTCACATATTCAGGGGCACCACCATAGTTTGTCACGATCACAGGTTTATCCCTAAGTGCCGCCTCAACCGCTCCCATACCTATACCCTCTGAATGTGAAAAACTCACATAGCAGTCAGAACGATTATGAAGTTCATTCATCTCTTCATCAGAAATGAAATCATTAATGACTTCAACTCTAGGTAACCGAATATCTACTGGTTGATTACACGTTGCCTTTACGATGAGACGTGTATTTGGTTCATTGAGACGGATAAAAGCTTGGAGAACACTCTGAAATTTCTTTCGAGGATCCATAATGTTCCCAATATGATAGAATGTATATGGTTTCTCTTTCGGTGTTGGTATATGGGCATGAATGACATAGAACTCGTTATCAGGAAATTGCCGAGAGAAAACCATTTTGCAGAATTCACTGGGTACAGCCACTTTCTTAAACTCTTTCATGATCAGACCGTAATCTTCATGTACAGTCTCAGTCTCACATATGGTCATACATGCGAGGTTCTTGACACGTGTTCGTACATACTTGAGATATTCCAGGTGGCCACCGATTGGGAGCATATAAATCAGGCCATGTTCATGTTCAGGAATTTTGCTCCCAAATACATGGTATTCAGAATCAGGTAAAAACAATTTGGTATATTTGAATGCTTGGTTTCCTATACCTGAATTTAGATTTGGACCGATGATAATCATTTGATTTAAAGATAATCTTTCCTTTATATATAATACACTATGGATTCCCTCCGCATCGATATTGAAGCTGAGCTCAAGCGCACCCGTCTAGACAAGACCCGTCTCTATAGCCTTCTCCTCAGATTGATTGACAACTGTGGGGCAGGAGGTTCTGGTGGTGTGGGTCCCGCTGGTCCTCCCGGTCCCGCTGGTCCTCTCGGTCCCGCTGGTCCTCCCGGTCCCACCCCCACCAAGGCTACCGCTCCCACCCCTGCTCCTGCTCCTGCTCCCGCTCCCGCTCCCACAAAGGCTGCTACCCCTGCTCCTGCTCCTGCTCCCGCTCCCAAGAAGGCTGCTACCAAGAAGAAGGTTGTTGCTTCCGTGTAGATGATTGAAAATGATAAAGTATTAATATACATTATAAATACATATTGGTTATATACCCCATTATTTATTTATAATAAAGTTGATTACCGAGTAATTCAAATTAAAGAATAAAATGTTTATTTCATCATGGGTATTTATCATTTTCCGTCCGAGTTTGTTTATTGGACTAAATACGAAAAACATGATGAAATGAAAAATAAAATTGTAGATAGGATCAATAAACTTGAAACCGCACATGCGAATAATCACGCTGGTTTAGATAATGCATATACGAGCTATGATACAGAACCTGGACCTACACTTTTTCTAAACAACCCTAAATTGGTAGAGAGTTTAGTATTTGAACCTTTCCGTAAAATGCTTGTTGAATATAACTCAAGAGAAAATACAAATAAAATAACAGTCAATGAAGTTACTATTGGTGATTCGTGGTACACAAAATATAGTGAGGGTGGTACTTTTCATTTACATTCACATGATGATTTATCACAATATATCGGAGGTAAGAGATTTAATTTAGCATTTTCTTTGATATATATTCTAAATGACAAAAATGAAAGAAATAGCACACGATTTTTTATTCCGACTGGGTCTACAACATCCGCTGTATGTCACCGTGATATTACATTTAATACGGGTGGTATAAAAAATATTGGTGAAGGTAGTGTTATAATTTTCCCAAGTTCATTATATCACACAGTGGTTCCGTGTATTAAACCTGGGAGAATTACAATTTCTTATAATCTTATGTGTGCATTTGATCCCGAACCAAGTGTTAAGTTGTCCGACTAATCCACAGTTTTATAAATTTCAAGAACTTTTATTGACCCACCAAATGAAACCACCTAATAAAGAAGTAAGAAAAGCAATTAGGAGACCAAATGAATATTTTTTTGGTTTTTCCTCTGGAGGTTTATCAGGTAACTTCTGAACATTATAGTTTAGAGTGTCAATTTTTTTGAGAAGTTTCTCGAGTGCCTGAAGAATTTGGAGTTCTCGATCTTTAGGTTTTTCTTTGACATTCACAGTAGTAATTTCAAGCACCATGTACCACTTTGCATCTGGTTGAAGTTTTACATAATCACCATCATCTTGTTGTTCAAAAATTTCAAAATGTAATTTTTTTATCGAAATAGGATTGAAATAATTTGTTTGTCGGTTGAAACTTTTCCATTGTTTGTCACGAAGAATAATATCGTTACTTCCACTAAAGTGTCTTTCTAGGGGAACACGAGCCAATAATTGTCCGTGACGCTCGTCCAACATTTGAGCCACTTTGGGAATATCAGGGCAGACGATATCTACAAACTTTGCAATATCCGTACTCAAATTTGAACTATTATCACCTACTTGTGTTATATAAAAATCGACCATTTTGATACCCATCACTCGACCGATATCTTCAACATGTGTATTCGATTCGAGAGTGAGATCCAACGAAAATGTATTATTTGTCCCATTCACAAAGGTGGAATCCAGTAAGACATACTGAACCTTTTTCGGTATATCTTCAGGAGACATTCTATTATATTCAGCGAAAAAAAAAGTTGGTATAATATAATTATGAATAAGAAGGTGATCTTCATTATCATTATTGTGATTGCAGTGGCTGCAGGCGCTTATTGGTACATGAACAATGGTCTCACACTCCCATCCCCCACTGTAGTTCCAGTCGTAGCTCCAGTTGTAACTCCAGTACCACCCCCAATTCCATCAACACCTTCAGTGGAACCTGAAGAAGAAATGATGGCTGAGGAAGCTCCAGAACCGATGGGGTCTCACCCCTTTGTTGGTGACAAATTTCTTGTGACTAGCAAGAATCCCTCTGTTGTAATTGTTCCCATTGAAAATGCTAATGAACATAATTTCAAATTGGATAATTCAGGTGCGCGAACAGAAGATATGGCGGTCACTCTCGAAGCTGTTGAAGGTCGGGCGAACACGTATTTTATTATGTCAAAGGGTTTGGGGAAATATATCAAATACTCCAACAATGGTTTTGGATACAGAAGTTCTAAACCTACTACCTACCATTACAAAATCAAGTTCACCAAGGTTGGTGAAAACTATGTGATGTCTTACACTAACAGTGATGATAAAGAATACTTTTTTGGTTATGATGGTGATAAGATGAAGAGTGATGAGAGTGTTACTTCGTTAATTGGCACTGGTTTGGTGAATGTTGTCGATGCTGGTGTTTCTGGATATGTTTTACCAGGTAACTTTGGTAGCGATGGTGATAACTTCAGGGAATATGGACCTGGTGAAGATGGTGACCAGATTGAAAACGTTCAGGGATGTATGTCGAGATTGAGTGAAGTTGATTTGGATGATGAATACAGATCTAGTCTGTTATCTGTGGCGTTCAACAAGGATGCTGATACCCCATGCCGCGCCTATCCCCAAAGTGATTCGTACGCATATGATAAGGATGCTACTGGTTGGGTAACGACTTGTCTCGATGGTTCTAAGAGCATAAAGCAAGGTTGCTTATTGTAAATATTATGATTGCACGGAATACTATCTTATTAACAAGCGCCATTGCTATAGGGGGTATTATAGACCTTATCAGGTTGTTGAAGTCATATAAAAAGAAGAAACCATAGTACTCTAAAGATGCTTTTCACAGCTCTCTACAATACTATGCTCTCAATGGGCCCTTATTATTTAGAATCAACCTATAAATGGTTCAAGATGGCCTTGTGGAATGCCCCAACCCGCATACTTTTAGATGTTCAACTCGAGCAATTACGACTTGAACGAAACCTAAGTCGCACAGGAAAAGGTGAAAGTCAATAAGCATGAAAGAATACCTTTTCCCATTGGTGACGGACGAACTCCGAATTGCATTCTGTCAGGCTACTGCTCCACTTTGCAACGACGTTCAGCGTATTATTTGGGAAGAAGTTGTCCATTGTACTGTACCCATTGAAGCACCCCCAGCCCCAAAAAAATGCAAAATATTATACACTCGATTGCCGATTTCTTTACCCCGAAACCTGTTTCAATAATTGAAGCTGTGAATGAATGTGGTGAGAAGAGGTACATTGAGATATTGAGTCCTGTAATTGGTCAGAGACGTGAAAATCTTAATATCCTCTTTATAAAGTGCAAAAGACTACTGTCCTTCATAACGATGCATGACTATGATGATATAGTGCGCACCAAAATAACAAATTTGAGTGCAAATATCCGTGTTGCGATGTATAGGAATGATGATATCACATACCTCTTTGAAGAATATGAAAGTGTAGAGCGGTTATTCTTCAAAAAGAGTTCTAAGAACCTAAGTAGCCTCGAACATATGTAATTGTAATGAAATATGGATCTCTTTCATAAAATAATGGCACTCATTGACAAGAACTCAGGAAATATCCCAGAGGGGGATTATCTACAGCTGTGTGATACTATACATGCGCTACGAGAACATGTGAAACCACCTTCATTTCTTGACCAATCCACACCCATGTTGGTGTCTGACCATGACCCAGAGAGAGATGGACCTCTCATATACGAACCAACTCGGACACGACAACTAGACTGGGCTCCACAACAGTTACCATATATGTGGATGGATGATAACCACGATACAGCTACCCAATCAGATCGATTGACCGGAGATGATGAAGAGGTTATGTACCCAGGGTTGAATCAATTTTTACATGAGTTACATGAAGAGTGGTCTGACCCAGTTGAACCAGGTGCATACTACCCCCCACCAAGACAGGGAATGCATCAAGATGTTGAAGTAAGCCTAAGTGAATAGAAATACTTGTAATGTTAAGAAAGAATGGAAGAACTCATGAGTCTCATCGATAAACACTCTCATCGAATACCTGAGGGTGATTATATTCACATGTGTCGAATAATGAAAGAAATGTATAAAACCAGGAATCAGTTACTTGTCAAACCCGATGTAGTTGGCGAAGATTTCATCATGACATCGGATGCCCTCAATAAATGCCACACATGGATCAGAAGTACAGAAGCTCTCCGTGATGCCTTTGAAGAACACGAGAAGGATCCCGAAAACAAGGTAAAATTGGGAATTTATACACAGGTCCGAGAAGCCTCCAACCTCTATTGGAGAGAACTCACACATGCGTATGGATACGAAGAACTCATGTGGTTTGTACATCACGGTACGAATGCACAAAGAGACTTTAGATATTATGACAGGGGTCGGGTGTAGCCATATACGCCGAAGGATATTTCGTACGTGTTCCACACCTAAATGAAGCTTAGAAATTATACTACCATATTATATAAGATGTCTCTCGTTCCCATCAAGTTGATAAAAAATATTCAAGTGAGAAATAAACTTCTCAAAATCAAAGATGAAACCCCTGAGATTGACAAGAATGATTATATCGAATCTCGAATTCTTACAAACAAGAAAGCCAGTAATCTCTTGGCTATAGAGGATGCATCCGAAGTTGCTAAATATTACCTTCACAAAAAGGGTGTATTCGAGCGAATTGCTAAAGATATTCAAAAGGAATCGGGGAAGGACTTCCGCTTTCTGTTCCGTAAAACCAGTTCCATGGAAAAAAGACCTCTAGCTGCGAAGGGACGTAATGGTATGGACTATATTCTTATGGAACATTCATTCCCAGATGGTTCGGGACATTATGGTATGACTCGAGTCAATCACGTCGCGAAGACTGCGTTAATTTACGATTCGATGAAAAATGAAAATTCTGACTTCGAGGATCCATTAAAGTCCTTATTAGGTAAGGGGTATAAGGTATCAAGTGGGACAATTCATGGATGTTACCCCCGTGTGAGGAACGCGTCAAATACCGACCTGAATCCTCAACCCACGGGTGGATTTGTGTCACAATCATTCAATGCTTTCAAGAATAAAAACTACGCGGGTGGTCGTGGAGGTGTTCCTAAGAAACGTATGGAGGAAGCTTTCGTTGTTTCTCAGTATGACGAACTTTCTCAGCATCATTTCTGTTATATGGAGTCGTTCCTCGCGTTGATGGTGAATCTCGGAATGGTAAAACCTGGCCCACAAGATCCCCGCGAACGTCTCGAGTACGTGAAGAAGTTCATTTGGGGTGTGATTTATAAATATGTTCCTAAATCGAGCCGTGGTACAGTTCAATGGGAGTATTTTGAGAAATACTTCCCATATATCCTTGAGACTATGGGTTCCGATGGTAAACGCCTACCGATGAGACGGGGTTATATCCAAGTTCCTCCTATGAAGGGAACGGTCCAGTATAAATTGATGAAGATGCGTACACGCACAGATATTGACCAATCATGGACCCTTAAGAAAATTGTCAACTGGTCCAGGGGTGTTCGTAAATGGATTGTACCTAAGTAGAAGCTAAACTTTGTAATTTTCAAGAAAAAACATGGAAGACCTCCAAAACCTCATGGCATGCATCGACGAAATCGCCAGTCAGATCCCTGATGGTATCTATCTGAAGATGGCAGATCAAATGAAACGCGTTCATGACCACATGAACGGCAACAAACCGATCCACGAAGACACTTTCTATTACAGTGACGATGATTCAG